GATAGTAGGGTTTGGGGTTTATATGGTGTTATTATTGGTGTAGCAGTTTTAGAAAAGGTTTTTTAAATGGTTATGGGTAGGGCGCAGATGAGTCAACAAGTCTCAAATCCACCATATAAAAAGAAGAATAAGAAGAAGAAAAAAACAGTAAAGGTGAAAAAAAATGCCAAAAGACGCTTGTTATCATAAAGTCAAGGCTCGCTACAGAGTTTTTCCTTCCGCGTATGCCTCAGGAGCCATTGCAAAATGTCGTAAGGTAGGAGCCGCTAATTACGGAAATAGTAAAAAGAAAGCTAAAAAGAAGGCAGAGGGTGGTGTTATCGAGCTTAGATTAGGTGGTAATGTACCAAAAAGACCTCGTAAAAGAAAAACTAAAAACCCAAACATTGCAAGAGGTTGTGGTGTTGTAATGAACAAAAGAAGAAAAGTAACAAAGTTTAGATAATGGCTGTTCGTAAAACAAAAGCAGGTCTTGCACTTAAACGATGGTTTAAAGAAGATTGGAAAGATCAGAGAACTGGTAAGGCTTGTGGCAGACAAAAAGGAGAGAAAAGAGGTACTCCTTATTGCAGACCATCAAAAAGAATATCAAGTAAAACTCCTAAGACTGGATCAGAGATGTCAGCCTCTGAAAAAAGAAAACGAATAGCACAGAAAAAAAGATTAGGACAACCAGCAGGTAAGCCTAGAAGAGTTCAAGCAGCAAGGCGAAGAAAGAAAAAATGAGTTTAGAGCAAAAAATTTGTAAAGAAATTAAAGCTTGGTCTAAATATGCCTTAGAAATTCCCAATGAAAATTATAATAATTTACCATCATGTCCTTATGCAAAAGCTGCTTGGAGAAACAACAAAGTAGGATTTGCTTTGAAGACTACGAACAATTATGACATTGTTTATTCTTTAATTAATAATTTTAACGATCAAAAAGAACTTATAATAGTTATTGATTTATGTTCTGAAACCAATGAAATATTTCATAATAATCTTACAAACTTAAATGAATTGATACACCAAAACAAATTTGACCAACAAGATATTTGGTTAATGGGATTCCATCCTGATGATGATGTAAATGAGCTTATAGATGATGGTTCATTTGATGAAATTGTTAGTGAGGAATATTCTTTGATATTCGTACAAAGATTAAGTAAACTTCAAGAAAGTGCAAATAAATTGAAGAAACTTGGATATTATGATAATTATTATAGTATGTACAATGTTGAAGACATTTACGAGCAACGTGAAAACTATTATAGGAGACTAAAATGGCAATGAGTCCAAGAAAAATGATGGCTATGTCAAAAGACATGGCTAAAGCTGCTAAAATGATGATGGGTGGCGAAGCAAAGGTCAAAAAAATGAGAGGTGGTGGAATGGCTATGAAACCTAAAAAAATGCGTGGTGGTGGAATGGCTAAGAAAATGTCAAAAGGTGGAAAAGCCTAATGGCACTTTCAGGTTCAAATGACTTTGAATTAGATGTTGCAGACTACATAGAAGAAGCTTTTGAGAGATGTGGTTTAGAAGCTAGGACAGGTTACGATTTGAAAACAGCCAGACGTTCTATGAACATAATGTTGGCAGAGTGGTCAAATCGTGGCTTGAACCAATGGACTATAGAGCAAAGAACTCAAGCTCTTGCAACAAATGACACAGAGTATAGCCTTGGAACTGATATAATAGATATATTGTCTGTCGTTGTTAGAAGAAGTGACACTGATTTTAGTTTAAGTAGAATTAGTAGAGATACTTATTTGAATATTCCTACTAAATCCACGACTGGTAGACCTACACAATATTTTTTAGATAGGCAAATTACACCTAATTTAAAAATATATCCAGCACCAGAAAATAGTACAGATGTTATTGTTTATGATGCTTTAACAAGAATGCAAGATGCAGATTCTCAAGTAGATACAATGGAAATACCTTTTAGGTTTTACCCTTGTCTAACAGCAGGATTAGCTTATTATATAGCTATGAAAAAAGCACCAGATAGAATACAATTACTTAAAACAGTTTATGAAGAAGAATTTGAAAGGGCAATGGGTGAAGATAGAGATAGATCATCTTTTTCAGTAACTCCACAGTTATCATATTATAAGGTTGGATAATGGCTTTTGCACAAGGAAAATATGCTTATAGAATATCTGATCGTTCTGGTTTTCGTTATCGAATAAAAGATATGAGGAAAGAATGGAATGGAAGTATTGTTGGAAAAGACGAGTATGAAGAAAAACATCCTCAATTAACACCTCCAAGAATAAGAACAGATCCAGAAGCAATAAGAGATGCAAGACCTGATGCCAAAGATGATAATACAAAATTTATAGTTTACACAAATACTGGTTTAGGAAATATAGGAACTATATTAGACACTTTTAGTGTAACAGCATCAGTAGGAACAGTGACAGTGAGCATAACATGAGTTTTACATTAACAACACTTAAACAATCAATTCAAGATTGGACACAAAATTCTGAAACTACATTTGTAAATGAACTAGATTTTATTATTGTAAATGCAGAAGAAAGAATATTTAAAGTAGTTGATTTAGATTATTTTAGAAAAAATGTTATTGGTGAGTTGACAAGTGGTAACAAATTTTTGCAAAAACCATCAGATTATTTAGCTTCTTTTTCTTTGTCCTTTGTCAAAGACAGTACAAATATTTTTCTTTTACAAAAAGACGTTAATTATTTACAAGAATTTACACCTAACCCGACTACTACAGGAAGTCCTAGATTTTATGCCTCATTTGATGTTGATAATTTTATTGTAGCTCCCACACCTGATTCTAGTTACAGTGCTGAATTACATTATTATTACAGACCAGCATCAATAACAACTGATGATTCTGGCACAACTTGGATAGGCACAAATGCTCCAGATGCCTTGTTATATGCTTGTTTAGTTGAGGCTTACACTTTTATGAAAGGTGAGTCAGATTTAATACAACTTTATACTGCTAGATTTACGGAAGCCATGAGTAGATTAAAAGTATATGGTGAATCTCAAGAAAACACTGATGCTTTTAGGGAGGGTTTGGTTAGAATACCAAAACAATAGAAGGTAGCATAATGAAAAATAGAAGTATTGCTATTGTCGCTCTTGGCAATAGTTTTTCAGAATTTATTTTAGCCAAAATAAGAAGTGAAAATTTTGATGAAGTTTGGGCAATAAACTCAATGTCAGGTGTAATATACCATGACAAGTGTTTTATGATGGATCCACCTTCAAGGTTTCTTGATACTCCAAACGCAGGAAAACAAACAGACATTATGCAACAAAGACTAAAAGAAAAAAAAGATATACCTATTTTTTCTTGTTGTTTAGATAAAAGATGTCCAGATGTTGTGGAATATCCTTTGCAACAAGTTATTCAAAAGACTGGATATGCTTATTTTAACAACACAGTGGCTTATGCTTTAGGATACGCTGTTTATCTTAATGTATCTGATTTGCACTTGTATGGAATAGATTTTACTCATAAAGATGTTTCATTTGCAGAAGCAGGAAGAGCTTGTTGTGAATTTTGGTTGGCTATAGCAATTTCAAAAAAAATAAAAGTGCATATAGCAAGTAGCTCATCCTTGCTTGACATGAACGTACCAGATGATGAGAAGCTCTATGGGTATCACAGACTTGATGACCCACTTGTTTCAACAACAACACAAGGTAGTATGTTAATAACAAAGAAATCAAAATTAGAACCACCAGAACCATTGGACTCTAGACCGAATTTAATTGGTAGAGAAGATATACCTGGTATTAGTTATGAGGAGAAATAAATGTTTGAATTAGGTGTTTCCAAAATTGGCAATGTAAATGTAATGACCTCTAATGAAGGTGGTTTAACAAATGAACAAATTGCAGATTTAGCAGTGGATAAAATTGTAAGCATATCTAATGATGCACCACCACACATAAGGCAACAAGCCAATCAATTCAGAGAGCATCTCAAAAATGTCCTATATCATTATCTACTCTTGGCAAGGAGAGAAGAGCGTGGTAGTATCATTCAAGCCTTGCGATCAAGTGGTCAAAAGGAAACGGCTGAATATATAAGGAGACTCTAATATGGCTATAGCACAAGCAATGTGTACTTCCTTCAAAACAGAGTTATTGACAGGTACACACAATTTTGCGACAAACGGAAACGCTTTTAAATTAGCACTTTATGCAGAAGGTGGTGGTGGCAAATCATCAACAACTGCTACTTTAGGTGCTACGACAACTGCTTTTACTACAACTGGTGAAGTAGCAAATAGTGGTAGTTACACTTCTGGAGGTGGCACTTTAACAAAGGTTGCACCAACTAGTTCTGGAACAACTGCGTTTACTGATTTTGCAGATTTAAGTTTTACTACAGCAACCATAACTGCTATGGGTGCGTTGATTTATAATGATACAAACAGTGATAAAGCTGTATGTGTTTTAGATTTTACATCTAACAAAACATCAACATCTGGAACTTTTACGATACAATTCCCTACTGCTGACGCTTCAAACGCTATTATTCGTATAGCTTAACCGAACAATTGTGAGGTTCTATGGCTAACGGCTGGGGACAAGGCACTTGGGGTGCTGTTGGTTGGGGTGGTATAGGCAACACCTCTTTTGCTGTTACTGGTGTGGCTGGTACATCAGCCGTTGGTGATGAAGGTGCAACAGGTGGTTCAACTGTAATAGAAACAGGTTTACAAGCCACTGGTGCAATAGGCACAGTAACTGCTTTTGCTAACTTTCAATTTTCTGTAACTGGTGTATCTGGTACAACTGCTGTTGGTACTGTTCTTCCTAAAATACCAATTACTGCTGTAGTAACAGGTGTATCTGCAACTACTGGTTTTTTAACTGGTTGGGGTAATGATACTTGGGGTGCTGGAGTTTGGGGTGGTGGTGTAGCTGCCATACCTGGTCAAGATATTGTCCCAACTCCTGCTGTGGCTACTGGATCTGTTGGAACAGTAACAGTAACTGGCACAGGTATATTTTCTGTAACAGGTAATGCAGGAACAATTGCTTTAGGAAATGTACTTGCAGGAGCTGGAGCAAGAGTTGTTGAAACTGGTTTAACTGGAACAGTTAACATAGGTAATGAAGCTGTTGTAGGTACAGCTCTTATATCTGTAACTGGCAATGTTGGCACAACATCTACTGGCACTGTAGTTCTGATAACATCTACTGGCGCGCCCACAACTGGAATTGTAGGAACAACTGCACTTGGCTCTGAATCAGTAACGGCAGGCTCTAATACGGCAGTAACTTTGGCAGGAGCAACAATTTCTTTAGGAAGTATTGCAACATCTGGTGGTTCTGTGTTATCTTTGACTGGAGTGAGTGCTACAGGTTCAACTGGTGAAGAGAATGTCTGGGGTTTAATCGTTCCAGATCAAGTAGCAAATTGGATTGAAAGGGTCGCATAATGGCAACATATGTTAATAATCTTAGATTAAAAGAAATCGGCACAGGTGACGAATCAGGAACATGGGGTGCTTCAACTAATACAAATTTAGAACTTATAGGTGAGGCACTAGGTTTTGGCACAGAAGGTATAACCACAAATGCTGACACACATACTACCACTGTAGCAGATGGCTCGGCAGATGAGGGTAGAGCCATGTATCTTAAATATACTGGAACATTAGATTCTGCTTGTACTATTACAATAGGTCCTAATACATTAAAAAGAGTTCATATGATTGAGAACGCTACAAGTGGATCTCAAAATATAATCATATCACAAGGATCTGGTGCAAATGTAACTATTCCACCTGGCGATACAAAGGTTGTTTACCTCGATGGTGCAGGTTCTGGTGCAGCGGTTGTAGATGCTTTTGCTTCTTTATCTGCTGTTGATCTAAAAGTTCAAGATGATCTAAGTTTAACTTCAGACTCTGCTGTTTTAAATATAGGTGCAGACAATGATTTCCAAATTACACATAGTGGTTCTGCTGGAACTATTACAAATGGAACTGGTGATTTAACTTTTGATGTTGCAGGTGACATAACTTTTGATGCTGGTGGAGCAGACATTATACT